CAGTTACTGTATCAAGTGTTCCATTAGAAACAGTTGCAGTAAGAGCAACGCCAGTTACTTTATTACCAAACACGTCAGTAGTTGTAACTGTATAAGTTTTTTGTGTTCCTGATGCAGCGGTATCATCACCAGCAACAGATACTGTATTTACGTTACCAGCAGTACCCTGAACATAATATGTTGTAGTTGTACCCTGATTTGTAATTACAACAGTACCAACAGCAGTAGTCTTTGTAAAAACAAAGAATGTTGCAGTTGTGCCTGTACCAGTTGCAATGGTTGCAGAAGCAGAACCAGCAGATGCTGTTACTGGAGCAGCAGATGTTGCAGTAGCAAGAATGATTGAAGCATTAGTTGCTGAAACTGTAACTACTGTGCCAGTATCTACTGTAGCAACAAACTTAAGAGCGTCTGTTGCATCTACAGAGTTATCTGAAGGAACTGGAAGTGCTACGGCTGCTGTTGTTGACAAACCATTGTTTGTCGGAGCAGAACCATTAACCGTGATTGCCACTGTCATTGGGGCAGCACTTGCAGGTGTTGCGACAATTGTGCTCAGTGACAGGGCTGCAACCACGCCAAGAGCGATCTTCTTAAATGAATTCATTTTTCTCCTTATAATTCATCGTATTTATATTAGTTTATATTGATTAAGGTAATCCTCAACCTCGTCGGGGATTTCCTTAGTATCTAATTCTACCATAGCCCTTTGCTTCTCTGCAAGTCGGGTAGCAGAACTCCATGTATGAACCTCAATCTCAAGATTAGAGTCCCTACTGGTGTGAGATATTGCTCCAAATACCGCCCCACAAACGGCATCTGCCAAGTCCTTAGATTTTTTTCTTGGGTGATCTACACGATTATTTTTCATAATCTTTAGTTCACTCATTTCCTCAAGAAGTAAAGGAATCATAGGCATTGCAATTCTTTCTTCATATATCATCATTGCTAGGTCTTCATAATGTTTTTTAGCAACAGAAACAGTATCAGTTCTCATTCCTACCGCTTTTAACTCCTGCTGAATATCAAATGATTGCCAACGGTCAAAAGAAACTGTACCAATATTAAATCCTTCTCTGCGTAAATTCATAATCCATTTTTTAACTTCAGATAGGTCTACTGGACCTTCAACCTTTGGTTCCCACCATGCAACTGCGTCCACAACAACAATTGGGGCAACCTGTTCGTAATCTTTAATTACCTGAATGTTCACCCAGCGTTCAACATGTGCAATTGCTACTGCACACTTATCGTGCTTTTGTGCAAGGTCAGCATGAATATAATAAGTTTTTTCTGGATCTGGCTTAAAAGCAGGATCAAACCTCCTGTGAGAATCCAGTGGATTTCTCAATGTCATACATTTTTCTAACTTCTCTTTTTGTTTGAAGAAAGCATCAGATGAATATGTTGGGGTACATAGGAAACGCATCATGGCATCTCCTAAATCTGTTAAAAATGCAATCTTAAAATCATCAATCTTTCTAGTAGGATTTACTTCCCATGTAGGTCTTTTAAGGGCAAACATTCTAGGATATTTATAGGATAAAATATGATCTTCTTCCCATACTATTTCAAACTCATTGTCTGGTCCTTCTGGTAACTCTTCATTAATAACAAACTTATGTCGTCTTTCTATTACTTCTTTGTCCATGATTACATCGTCATACCGTTTTGAAATAAAGTCACCGTTATAGCGGGGGAATGAAAGAAGAACTACCTTTCCTAAATCTGGAAAACGAGAATCTACTGTACCTCTAAATGCTTTGTATATATTGTCAGCAGTTTTACCTTGATCGTTTCCTGTTCCTACTTCTGTGGCAAAACCAGAAATTTCATCCAGTACCGCCATGAATAAATTAAGACCTTCATGTGATTCACGCTCAGAGTGACCTGAGTAAACAGTAATAGACTTATCAAAACTAATAGAATTTACTTTTGGATCATATTTACCAGCAAACCATGGAGACTTTTCAATCTTGGTTTTAAAGCCTTTAAAGAAAACATTTTTAGCCTGCTCTGCGTTAATTGCTACGTTAATAATGTCTATGGCATCTCCACTGGGTTTACCGTAATATCTTGCTGGGTCCTTAAGGCATAATAACTTATACACAACGTAAGCACAAGCAACAGTACTAACAAAATCTTTTCCACTGCCTTTGCCAAGTTGGAGGATAATTTCATTTTTGGTATATTTAGCATAGTGTTTATCTCCTTGCTCTGTACCCATTAGCATTTGTAAATCTTCTTTGCGATATATCTGACTCATTGCCTCAACAATGTCATACTGGATATTAGACAATGGTGGTTGACCTAAATAATCTAGAGACTCAACAAATGTTTTTACATCTACAGGTGTTTGTTCAAACTGATTATCCTGTAATGCCTCTAAAAAATCATTGAACATTGTGGACAACAGTAATCACTTCTCCATCTTTTGCAATTGCAGATAGTCTTTGCATAATAAGATCTCTAATTTCTGGATGTTCAGATGCAATGTCTCTTAATATATTCATTAAAACTTCTTGTCTCTTTTCAATCTCAACCATCTCTTCTGCAAGTTCTTTATTTTCTAACAATCCAGCCTTCTGCAACATATCAATTCTTTTTGCCTCAATATCCATAACAAGTTTAATTGCTGTTGTTTTTGCATTAAGATTGGCTGTGGTGGTTGCATCTTCAATAACCTCATAAGCCTGCTGAATTAGTTTTGTATAGTGTGCGTCTGCACCAACCAAAGCATCTTTTGCACGAGCACGAATAGCATCATTAGCAGATGCCATAACTTTCCACTCATTAAGAAGTTCAACAACTTTTGTTCGTGGCATAGTAAGTTGTTTAGCAATTTTTGTAGGATCATTACCCTTTAAATATTCAGTAACAACATTATTCATTTCATCAAGATGTTTAACTAAATCTATTTCAGTTGACATTATCTTTTCCTTTAGCAATTTTAAGCAAGACTAGGTATCCAATAAGATCATCAATATCATTGTCACCTGGATAATCTGTACCCTTCATAAGTCTATTTAGTTTATCATCAATACGGACATGAAGTTGCTCTCTTGGTCCTGCCTTTGAAAATATGCGAACAGGATCCAGTGCTGAATTACCATAAGCAATATTCTTCTTAACAAGCATATGTGCAATTTCGTGGCAAGTTTCCCAAATTTCTTTACCCGCCTCTGTACCTACGGTTAAAAGATATAGGTCTTCACACCTAAAATCTTCTACATCTGGAAATACTGGATTAAGACTCATTGGTTCCCCCTACAACATTCTTTTTAATTTCTGTTAATATTGTATCAGCAAGGCGTGACTGCTTAAATTTATTGTATCGTTCGGCAAGTGGTTTAATTGGTCCAAACAAAACTTTATAAGCAATACAATGATCTATATATCCCCATAAATCATCATTTAAATTAAACCTATGTAACCTAATTTCTTTGTCTGTATTAAATTTAACATAAACAAGTGGTTCATTTTCTTTTAATTCAAAGGTACCTTTTTTATCCCACATTTGCATTTCCATAGTATATGGTCTAAACCACTGCCCAATATCAAACTCACCTGGAACTGGGGTACCATATTTAGTATATTCTGGCTTACTAAAAGTTGGATTTGTAAAGGTAGTAAGTAGTGGTTGGTCAGCAAATAAAACATAAGAAAGAGCAATCCTAATTAAAGGACCAGTAGTTATACTTGGTTCCCTATTAACAAATGAATGTAAAAATTCTTCTGTAAGAGGAGTAATAATATTATTGTTACCGCTAAAATCATATTCATATTTACAGTTAATTACATTTTTAAATACGTAGGTTTTTTTAAACAAATCTTTTGTTGCTGGACAAACTAAAAAAGAATCTGTTTTAGCAGCAAGATTTCTGCTTTTGGTTAAATCAGTATATAGATTAACTGGATCTGGATAAAGCATAGACCAGTCCTCTGGATTTTCAAATGTCTTTTTATATCCTGGCGCCCAGTAAACATTAATTATATCTTTATCTTTTTTATTTTTCATCGCTTTGACTTTCTTAATCCAAATTTAGCAAGGTACACATAGATGGTTTCCACGCTTACCCCACACTCCTTAGCAATATCTTCTGGAGATTTTTTATCTAAAGTATAACGCTTACGAAGCCAAATCTCATTTGTATATAGTTTACCAGCCATGATGTTATTTGTCAACTCCTATAGCCTTGTCCCAGTTATGGATAGCCCAATGTCCAATACCACAGGCATCTGCTACATCATTATCATCTATCGATCTATCATAGTTTATATTAATAAACTTAATAGTTCTTTGTTTACGAATACCACGTTCATATCCTTTATACCATGCTTGAGATTTTCCAGGATTTTGACTTCTAACAAGCAACTGTTCTTCTTTGGTTAATTTCTTATTGCCTATATAGTTTTGCCATGTTATAGGTGATACCTTGCCTATTACCTTTGTACCGCTTTGACCAGCAGCACCTAAGATAGCCCCTTGCACTAAAGCAAGATCTGCAGCAGTCTTTGGACTATTCATAAACACTGTATGCTCAATTACGATTGCTTCAAAACCACCATAATAATCAAAAAATGCCTTAGTCTTTTGACCAGCGTCCATTACCTTTTCATAAATATTAGAACCTTCAAAATTAATTTTGCCTACTGTTCCTAAATCATTTTTAAATTTGCCTGAATCTGTAGTAAATAAAGCAAAGGCAAGACTATTGGTGCTGGCATCAATAGCACATAATACTTTTGGTTTAGTCTTGCTCATAATCAAAATACCCCTTAAGTTCTTTTAACATTTTATCTACTGCTTTTTTACTAACATTACAGTTAGAGCAAAATCCAGAATCATTGTAGATAGAAAGTTTTACTCCACATCCACCAAGACACTTTCTATCTTTACCTTTTCGTTTTTGTCTGCGTGTTAATTGATATCTTTCAGCAATCTTTTCTTTTGTAGCCTCATCTCTACAAAATTCGCTGCAATATATCTGATAACTTACTTTTGGTTCAAAGTATGTATTACAGTCAAAACGACTACAAAGTTTCACTCAATTCCTCCAGAGAAGCAATCTTTATTACTCCTGGTTCGGCTTTTGCACAGTCAGCCTGTAGCGGACAGTGCTTACAGATCTTAGCATTTGATCTATAATTTTTCATAGGAAGTTGCTTATCTTCCCAAGCCTTACGAACTTGTCGCATCCATTCAAACGCATTGTCAATCCATTGAATGTAATTATCATTAATGTTTACTGGTATTGCTAACAACTCATGATTATTTTTATTTTCATAAACAATAACACCCTTAGCCTTCTTAAGAACTTTCATATATATTAATGTTTGAATAATATGACCAG